CTGTCCTTAAGGCTTTCGCCTTAAACCCCTAGCGTTGTGTACGCTAGTCCGGTACTAGGCTGTAACCTAGACGAACCGCTTGGTCTTAACGACCTTACGATTTCGTTTTGGTTGCCCACTTGAGTATTTCTCAAGTGGATCCGGTTCTTCGAAGAAGAACTGGACTAGTCCGGAATCGCCGTCACCTTGAACCATGGTGGTTTTAGACTTTACCACTATAGTTCTGACTTCCTCTGTTTGGAGTTCATCATTCCATCTTTTCTTAAGATGGCCTGAATAGCTCCCACAGAAAGAAGTTAGTGAGACGGCCCCGCCACCCGGCGCGCCAATAGTCATGAGCTTTCGCTCGGACTCTGGTACCGTCTTTAGGAGAGCTGCGGAAGTATACCAATAACCTCTAAGAAAGAGATTGTTGGATGCTTCTACAGTACTTTCCAGGGATGTCGGGTCAGACCCACTGTATGGTCTACGAACCCTCACTGGTGTCACATCGTGACCACAGTAAGCATCCATGCCGCAGGCTTCACGGAAGTTTCCAGAAGCAAACGACTTGGAATCATTGACCTTCAAGGACAATGAGGTGAGTAGATCTACAAGTACCGGGTATGAGTCAACGGGGACGATGATATCGTCACCGAAGACTTGAACCAGGTCTGTGTGATCTCTCAGTACTACACTAGCTTTACATCCCTTTGTCTGCATCACTGCAAACAGAGAGATTAATGTAAAGATAATGGTCTGTACTGGGAAGGTCACAGCAGATCCCTGTGGGGCAAACTTCCTCATACGATGGTAAGAACCATCAGGAAGTTTAATAAGTCGAGACCTACAAGCATGTAGGCCGTCTAACAGTGCAGGATTGCACTGGAAGACGAACTCGACCAATCGGGAGGAGAGTCGGTCTGACGCTGACGACAAGTCAACGGTAGCCCAATCTCCAGTCCGAGAGCCCTCCAAGGCAAGTCCTTGAGACTTACTTTGGTCCCTGAAGTTAATGCACCGCCGAAGAGGCGAGTTCTTAACTCCATGCTCAAGAAATCGGCGGATTCCACCTTGGATCCACTGATTACAGGTAGGTTCTGCGGCGATGAGCCGCGGACCATCCTGTGTCTTGGGCACTGCGTACATAACGCAGGGGATTTCCCGCTCGATAGGTTCTCTTCCACTGGTATGTTTCCAGTATCCGAGATCCCCACTTGCGAAGAAATCCCATGGGAACACAGACTGCAGCTTTCTTGACCAGGTTGGGAAATCATACTTGATTCCCATAGCCTGATCGGCTGTAGCGCCCGGTCCATGCTTAGGACGTATATCCCAAGGCTCGAAGACACCAAAATCAG